ACATTAGCGAACATTGCGATACGAGCAGCGTCTGCACCGAATACGCAACCGTCTTGTGCTGTCATGTATGCTGATTGGAATACGCGGATGCCACCAACTGAACCAACATAAGCGTTAGCCATTGCTGAGTTCTGTAGGTCTGAACCTGCGTATGATGCACTACCGATTGCCTTCATTAGGCCAGCGGCTGCTGCTGGTGATAGAACTGCTACTAGAGCACCCATTTCGCCGTTGCCGCGAATAACTGCTGCTGCGTCGAATAGTGCGTCTGTGTCAACTGAACCACCAGTTGTTAGTGTGCCTGTGATGCCAGCGTCTGCTAGAACTGCTGAAACATTAGCATCAAACTTTGCTGCAACTGCGTTACCTAGAACGCGGCCTAGATCTGCTGGGTTTACACCACCTAGATCACGGATAACATCTCTCGCTGCTATAATATTTGCTTCGATTGTTACTTTTGTTGCACTTACGCCTAGTGCTGTGAAGTCTTCAGCATTGTGAGCGCCTGAAGTTAGTTCTTCGGCTGTTACACCGTTGAATACTGGGATCTGTGCTGAGAATGAACCACCTGCAATCTGAGTCATTGGGACTAGACCACCTGTGATGTATAGTGAATTTTCCTGGGCAGTGTAAACTGCTGCGGCTTTTGTTGGCACCATTAGTGCCTCTAGGTCATATGCTGTATTCCACATATTATCAATCCTTTATGTTATGCTTGACCCGTTCTCATCATCTTTTTGTAAATTTCACGATGATCTGCACGAGTCATATCTAAATTTTTAAGATCAACCTTCTGGTTGTCTGTTATTCTACTATTGCTCTCGCTCGCTGTGCCGCTTGGGCCAGCAGCACGGAAGTATGTGTTGCTGTTTAAAAACTCGTCGACTAGTTGTTCAACAGTCATTGGTTCTGCGTTGTCATTGTAGCGGATTTGTCCGTCTTTATCTTTAACAACAGCATTGCCATTGGCATCAAGGGCTAATTGGTCACGCAATAGTTTAGCAGTTTGTTCTGGAGCAATACTCTTCAGTTTGCTTGATGCATTAATCAATGCACCATCAAGTTTAATACTCTCTAGTTGAGATCTTAAACTAGTGACTTCACTATCTGCTTTTTCTTTGGTCTTCTTTAATAGAGTCTCAAAGTCTTTGCGTTCCATTAACTCTTGCTCTTCCACACGCTCACGCAAACCTTTCAATTGACGATATTCGTCAGGATCAATGTCTGCGTATTTCTTGTTTACTTGAGCAATACGCTTTGCAATGATTTCATTCACTTCGTCCTGTGTGAATGTTTTCACCGCTTCCTGGGATTGATTTTGACCCTCTGCACTTGACCCAGTATCCTGTGCTTCAGTATTGTTAACCATGTTTTCAGTCATGTCTGTTTTCCTCGGAGGTTGTTGTATTATATTTATGCTTGAGTCCCATCAGTGGGACCTACGGCTAGATTATCGATCTCCTCGATAATATCGCGTAGTTCTTCAGCATCATCCACCATCATTTCTGCCACTTCTGCTAGCATGTATTGACGGAATCTTGGTGTTGGAACTAGTTCTATTGCCTTGCGGTATAGTTCTATTTCACTGTGATTGTCTCTTAGATCGAATGATTGTGCGTATTCGATTTCAAATTCTTCTGGTAATTCCAAGCCTTGGAAGTCGGCCCAAATTTCCCACATACGGCGTTCTGTTTCACTAAGTGTATCACTTAAATCAGTTAGTTTCGCTGATAATAATTGGCGTTCAACGCTTAATGCAACCCCACTCATTGGGCTACCTTTGGTTGCTTGAACAGCACTGGTGTGTGTCATGCGCTGGATACCTTCAATTGCTTTATCAATTGTATCCAACATGCCATTAATACTCGCGGCTGTTGGCTGTAATAGGAATGGTAGTAGGCCAGGATCCAAATCTTCCTGAATATTAATAATGCTACCTGCACCTGCGTTTGCACTTGTGCTGGCTGTTTTAACCAGTGTTGGGTGGCTGCTAATACGGATACTTTGCTCTAATTCACTATACAAGTTATATAGGAATTTCTGTGCATCTGCAACATCACCAACTAAACTGTGGCCTGTGCCACGAACGCTGCCCTTGATTGGAGCATGGTTGATGAACGGAACATAACCCAACATATTGTCATATTGTATTGTATCAACAATAGTATCAGGATTGCCCTGATCATCCTTTGCAATTACATAACGGACGCATTGTGTTTCATCCCACTCTGTAATTGTAACTTTATATGGTGTTTCGTTCTCTTTAACCTTTATATAGGTTAGTCTCATTTTACCCGCAATATCACGCTCATATTCCCAGTCCAATACATTTTGAGGTGTATACACACACGCATACGCCCTGATTCCTAACGCAATCTCTTCCGCTTGGGTTTGGACTTTATATGAACCTTTATCCACTAGAATCCAAATATTTCCCATAATCATAGCCAAGTCATTGGCACTTTTTAGGAAACTATCCATGCCCTGGCCTTCCTGATCTGTGTCAGTTAACCAATCATGAACAAGTGGATTGTCAATCAGTATGCCCAAGTGTCTGTGAGGTAACTCACGGAATAGGAAACTACGGTAAATGTCTACCGTTGTCTGCACATGATTGTCCAGTGGAGTTGCGGCCAGGCGTTTACTGTATAAATCAGTACTGCCTGTTTGTTCGCCAATATAATGTGTTAAGTATTCACCAGCACGGTAAACATTACCACCTAAGTAACTTCTTTGCAGGTATGTTGCTTGCGTTGCGTGGCTCTCATACTCTGGGTGTGTAGCCAGTAATTTTTTAATGTCCATTTTTTTACATTCCTATATAGGTGTGCCAAAAGTGTGATTGATCAGATCACTGGCGTAGGGTTAAAATGCTTCATACTATTTAGCAAAATTAGTAATGAGCAAATATTTCTGGCCCACGCACCTCAGGTGTTGGCCTTTTAATTGGATACAAGTAATCAATCATATAACCAAAGGCGTCATTTTGGTGTGAATAATCTGGATTACCATCCTTTTCAGGGATCATTGTTCCCTCTTTGTATTGGTGTTTTGTAACGCACTTAATGGTTTCAGTGCATTTTGGATCAATAAACAAGCGTCTTTCACCACTTGCATCACAAAACATTTTGTTCATAGCGTTGATACGGTCTTTAACAGGCGGATGACTACGCTTTGCTTTAACTTCAATACCATAACTCATCAATATGCTGTGGTCTGTTTTACCACCTGCACTTGTTTTACGGGCAGCACCTGCAGGATCTGGATACGCAATAATATTATAACCAGGATATCTGCGGATCACTTCCTGTGCAAGTTCATCAGTGTTGCTGTCTTTAATAACTATTTCATCTATAATATTCATTGTGCCGTTGCGGTGTTGCAGGCCTATAACAGCACTGATAGGGTTGATGTTGAAGTCACAACCCATGTGTATAACTTTTGGCATATCGCCAGTATACTTACCTATATTAGACTTGATATCAAATGCATAGTAGATGATACTGCCAGCGTTCTCAAAACTTGCTTCATATTCTTGCTTAAATGTTTTTAAGTCAAGATCTCGTTTAGCAGCCTCAATCTCACTTTCAGGCACATTGCCACCTTGGATAGTTGTATACTGGAAACTTTCCCAATCAGTGGTGTTTTGTGCAAATATATACATGTCATAAAACCAATTAAAGCCCTGTGGTGTTGATATGAACAATGCTCCGCCTAAACGGTCCGAAAGAGTTGGACGCAATACTTCAGTCCAGACAGACTTGTCCATAAAAGCACATTCATCAAGCACAGCAAAATCAAGACTGACACCGCGCATACTATCAGGATTGTCAGCACTGCGAACGCTAATACGGCTACCATTAACAAGAGTAAGTGTAAGATCACTTTCGTTAACACGCTTAACCCATTTACGATTGACAAGTTCCTGTTTAAGATCTTCCCAAATAATCTGTTTACCCTGTCTATAAGTAGGTGCAACATAGAATATCCTTTTATTTGGGAAGCGAGCAACTCGTGCAATCTCATACATGGATAGGTATGTTTTACCAAAGCGGCGGCCTGCTGCTACAGTTCTAAATCGTGCTGGACTATCAAAGATAGATTGTTGGGGGATACTTAACGCCATATATTAATATTTCTTGCGCTTCTTCTTCGAATAGCCCTGTGCATATGCAGCCCTGGCTTGAGCCATAGCCTGCTTCTTAGTAGGATACTCTTTTCCACTGCGGCCCCATTTATAGCCCTTATCAGTCTTGATTACTGGCATCTTCACTCATATCTAATTCAGGTTCGTCGACGATATCTTCGTCAATCTCTTCTGGTTCAGGCTGTTGCAAAGGTGCAACAGGTTCACCATGGTGTGAACGCACCCATTGTTTTGCTGTCTCTAATGATCCTGCAATTACACTAATCTCACGGTCACCGTGTTGTATTTTATAAATCATAGTCCTAGTCCTTTTATGAATGCTGGCACGATAATACCAACAATTAGAAGACCAAGTATCCACCAGACGCGATTGTCCATCTTTTCAACCTTGCGATCAACATCGCTAACCTTTTCTTTTAAATGTTCTGTATCGCTCTTAACTTTGTCCATGTCTTTTTCAATATGGAACAAATGGTTGGTCATAATTGTAGTAATGTTTTGTTTAATTTGCGATATGTCGTTAGTATTTCTGGATACTTGATCTTCTAAGTCTTTCATTTACTGTTACCCTCAGTTATTATTTTTATTTACTCTCCCATGGAAGGATGAGATTATCGTCTGCATCTCCAGGGTTGTCAGTCTGACCAAGCATCTGCTTGCCCAACCAAATAAGCATTGTTGGATTGCCCTCTAATGCTTTCTCATATTGGGCTCTGCGTAGTTTAACACGACCACGAGCCTTGCCTTCGGCCATAAGTTCAGGGTGTTTTTGAAGTGTGCTTCTATTAATGCCCATCACATATGCAATGTCCTCTTGACTAGCAAATATTTCACTAAGTCTGCGGATCTGTTCTTTTTCTTCTTCAGTGAAGACCCTTTCAGGTCTTCCTGCTCGTCCTTTTTCCCCTGTTTCCTCTGGGGTTGAGTCATTAACCTCATTATTACTCATGAGTATAGTCTCCTGTTTTAATGTAAGTCTACCCAACTACCTGCTGCGTATACTTGGAGTTTGTTTGTATCACTGTTATACAATACCCAGCCATTGCTTGGGCTCATAGCATTGATGTCAGTCTGGTTAAAACTTGGATATTGGAATGGTTGCGCACTTGTAGTATAACTTTCATGCATGAACACACTGTTAACTTCATTTTGACCAGAGAGATCATTTAGAGTAAATCCAAAACGGTTGCCCGCTCCACCATCATTATAACTGGCTTGCATACCACCAACAATAATATCTACAGTTTCATCTTCACTTTTTACTGCTAAGTTATATTGAATCTGTGTGCTGTCATTTACTACACTGCCACCATCACTATTATGTCTGATAATGTTTACACCTGTGCTCTGGTTAGCACTTTGCTCACGCATTGTCATATCAAGTTGTTGAGTCATACGGATATGTGAGCCGGATCCGTTTTCCATGTATAACACACTGCCGCCACTGTATACTTCAAAGTTATTGCTGGGATTAATTCTAGCAACACCACCAACATTAACTTCAAAGGTGCCACTGGCATTTAGGTAAATGCTAGCAGCATCTGATACCTGAAAGTTATTAAGTGCTGTAAAATCAACATTGTCTGACAGTGCCATACTGGCATCAGTGGTGTATAACACCAATGGACTAGCAGAAGCATTTATTTCACCACCACCACCGCCTTCCAGTGTTAGTCTAGCGATGTGATTACCATCATCTACTGGTCCTACCGCTGTAAATCTATACCATGCGCTGCCACCCTCAGTGCGCCACTGATGCACTGCTGCTTGATCTACACTAAAATCCTTAAATGTTGTTAGACTGGTAGTAGTATCATAAATGTCGGTGCCAAAGTTTTCCCAAGTTGTCTGGAAATCAATGCGGTTGTTAGTATCACCATTTGCTCTTAAAATTCGGGGAACTATTTCATTTGATATAATCACACTATCAGTTAATAATGTTAGACTTCCGCCTGGCGCACTTATTTCACCAGCCGCGCCCTGTAGTGATAGTTTACTAATATGATTGCCATCATCACCGCCGCCAGTATCCAGTGCTTCATATCTATACCAGTTATTGACACCTTCTGTTTTCCACTGATGCACAGCCAATTGATTTGCACCAGTATCTTTGAAAGTTGTAAGAGTGGTGGTTAGGTCATAATCTGGAACACCAAAGTTTTCCCAAGTTGTGTATAGTGTAAACACATTGTTAGTATCAGCGTTTGCACGGAGCGTATATGGAATCATATTGCCAGTAACTGTTAAATCATTGTCAACAGTATTACTGTTTTCCCAGTTCATAGTTGAACCGTTCCAGATCAACAGGTTGCCGTTGTCCAGTGGGTTAGGAATATCTACATCACTTAAATCCTGGATTTTAGTGACTGTTTGCACATCTGCTGCTGTGCTTGTAGTGTTGATTGCACTTGCGTTAATGTTTATTAGCATATTGGGGGTATCCTCTCTTTTTAATATGGACGGTTTTCATTTAACCATTGGATTGCATCTGCTGGCAATTCTGTCCATTCAGTGCCACCAGCGGCCACTATACTTCTATAGTGGCCACGGTGTAATTCAATAACTGCTGCAATGTATTCGATATGTTCGCCGAATAATACAGCATTGTTTTGTCTATAGTATGGTGCGTATTCTAATATCGCATTTTCACAATTTTGTTCTAATGTCATGATCTTTATCCTACTGTATACTCATATATGCCGGCTACTCTGTTAATAGTAAATCTTAAGATTTCTTCACCGGCAAATGCTCCAGTATCACTGGTGTATATTAGCCAGCCATCACAATTAACATAACTTGAGTTGGCTACTGGGTTGAAACGGACACTTGCTATTTGAATACTTGATCCAGCATCAAATTGTAGCCAACTATTAGCAAATCCAACACCACTGCCTGATTGAAGGTTCCACCAACTGCCACCTAGGCCTTGCACTGATAAGTCAAATGCTTCCCATGCACCATATCCGCTTTGTTCGCTATCAGCACTTGCCACGAACGGGGCCGGAGTTGTATTTGATGTCATACTCGCTGTTGGATATCTTGTTCCAGTTTGCGCTGCACCTGTCCAAAATTGAACACGGTCAATCATATTATAACTTGTAGCATTTATAAATTTAATACGATAATATCTTGCTGCTGGAATAGCCAATGAATCGAAAGTGGCAGTGGCAGTATCACTTGCTAAATCACCGAAATCCTGCACTTGCACTTCTATAACATAACCTGTGCCAACTGCCGGCATAATGAATGTGAGTGTGCCATCACCATTATCAGTAATATTGGCATTAGTGACTACCACAGTGCCGCCACTGTCTTTAACTTGAGCAAACACGGCTGGATCATCATAACTTGCCCAGTTAGTAATAGTGCAGGTATTTGGACCACCGGTAAAAGTATCACTGATACTCAATATTGGTGTTAAGGTTAGGCCAAGGTTTGTATTCTGGAATTCACCTGCTGTGCCGTTATAGCGTAGCAAATCACCATCACTTAGCGCAGTAAGTGTCACATCAGTTAGATCACCTAGTGCGCTGGCTCCGCCACCGCCACCTACACCAGTCCATTGACCACCGTCATATACTTCTAATGCGCCAGCGTCACTGTTCCAGATAAGCATACCTGTTTGTGTGACTGCTAGAGCATCACGGTCTATATTATTATAGTTGACATTCCAGATTGGTTTACCACCATATAGATAATGTTCATGCACGGTCCAGTTGTTTAGTAGACTGCCCGTATCAGGATCAAATACTTGAAGTTTTGTTTCATGACCGGCCGTGTTGTCATAACGGGCGCCAACTGCACCAATCTGATAGAAGCCGTTTTGGTCACTGCTACCCCACTGAACTGCGTTCCACTGACTTCCTTCAGCACCAACACCACCTTCAATATTGCGTTTGATAACTCTCAGCATATTGGTTTGTGGTTCTGCTAAATTGTCCCATGCTACTAAGTCAATAGTTTTATAGGCATTTACTTCCAAGCGTGAGTAATCATTTAGTGCGGGCGTTTGTTGAGCGTTTAAGTTAACAGTTTGAGCACCAAGTAGTGTGAATGGTCCACCCCCACCATTTAGTGTTAAATTATCACTATAAATTTCAGGAGCGTTAATCTGTAATCTATCACTGTTAACAGCAAGTATGGTTTCACCGCCCTGTAATTCCATAACCGTTCTGTGACTTCCATCATCGCCAGTTCCAGTATCTTCAATATTATATTGTAGGAATATGTTGTTGTTAGTGGTTTTATATGCTACAAAGTTAAACAGTCCACTGGTGCTATCACCATAACTTTGCATGTGTAGGTCACTATTGTAGACATCCCATGGAGCATCATATGTTGTGCGGAATGTCCACTTGGCTTGAGCACCATTGTTAACTTGTAATACGCTATCAGCATCTTTGTATAGGTCTTCTGCGGTTAGCAGCAATCCGCCCGCATCAGTTAAATCACTTACATCAGCAGGAATGCTGGGCTGATTAATTAGATCATTGTAATCACCGGTGAATGTTGAATATCCTGCTAGAGCATGGTTGCCCCAATTAAAAGCAGTAGTCCAATCAATAACATTCTGTGTTGTAATACCGGCAGCAACACTAGCACTGAAGACTGGATCACTCTCAGTATAACCTGTAATAAAACCACTATCATTACTCAACTCACTTGTTAGTGTTGGGATGGCAGCATCCACATATGCTT